TCAATATCCTCGATGATACTTGGCAAAATGGACTCACTTCTCTGGGCCAGAAACATCGTCCCGCCCGCAGTTGCCCTGGATATTGCCAAAGAATCACCCAAGCCCATTGCTGCATCCCCAGCCCCTGTAAACCGATCCAAATCCTGTCTGGCCATCATCTCAGCTTGGACAGTGGATCGTGTTACATCTGGAAACGTGATTACCTGAAAATCCTCCCTGGGACTATCCACCTCATGATTTACTGCAGGGCCAATCACCATCCTCTTTGGAAGCCCACTCCCTCTTCGGGACAACGACATCTGCGTACTCGAAATATGAGTTGAGTTCACTCGAATATTACGCATAGTATCGATCTCTTCTTGGAGGATCTCACTCATCCATCCAACCCCAATTGCATACAGCATCCTTGGAACCTGAAAATAGGGGAACTTCACGATCGGTCTCCGACCCAACTCATTAAACTCAGCTCTCAAGATGGTTCCGCTCTCTTTCTCAAACCATACAATCGTATCCTCCGTTATGCCATTCCCATCCACATCCCAAAACACATACACACGAAATATCTCATACTCTTTTGTTCGATCATTCAAATCCGGCTTCAAGCCCATCCTATCTTGTTCACTGCTCAAATTAACTTCAAGATCTGGATTACTTTCTCCAAGAATCTTCTCTACATTCTCAAAAAACCCAATAGCCTGCTGCTGCTCCAACTCATACTTAAACCACCTACTCCTGAAGGCAATCCAGGGAGCTGTCTGAATATCCCACCAATGTACCCTTGTAAGAACATCCTCCAATCTAGGAGCTTCAATCACCGGCCCATCGTATACAATCTTATCAACCTGATCGACTCCACCATTTTTCGATGACCGTTTGAATTGCCATCTCTTGGTCTTCCAGGGAATCTCCACAAACTGCGTACCTAAACTTACTGTATCATAGCAAATGGGATTGAACTCTTTTCCAAAGTTGATATGAAGTGGACTCTCCAACAACTTATTTACAAACCTTTCCAGAGCAGAACCTTTCAATTCTAAATCCTTTGAATCTGTTTCAACACTAATCAAAGGTCGTCTTCTCTTGATATGATTCTTCACCCTTGCATAGATTCCATTCGTGTTGCTTCCTGATGCTGGACTCGCCAGGTTTGCAGCTCCTTCCCAAGGAGTATTCTTTACCTTTTCCTTAGGTCTTGCAACTCTCTGTCTTCTCCATGTTTCCCACTTCTCCTCAAGCTCTTTACGCTCACTACCTTCTATTACATCCTTCAACTCAGCTTGAAGATACTGAATCAGCTCATTCTTGATGTCTTCACTTCCAAATATATCTGTAGGTTCCCATCCACTCTCAAGCTCTTCATTATTCATATTCAATTCATCACTCATCTTGAACTCCTCTTATCAATAACCAGTATACGGATTTCGCCCAATTAGCATAAGTTCTCTTTGTTCCTCTTCCTCTTCTATCTCAAGAGACGTCCTTGGAGCCACACTCCCCCTTTCTGCGAGTGCAAATGCATCCAGAATATCCTTCTTTAGGGAATTGGGGAATGACTTCAACTCCTCCTCTACAAGTGTCTTTGCCGACGGAACTGCATACACCAAACCTTTACTCAATACACCTTCAATACCTGTTCGAATTCTTGCATCCTTATCCCCACTGGCTGTTACATCTCTAAGGCCCAAGGGGACTCCTCGCTTCACCTGTTCCTCCCTAAGAAGAGGTGTCAGAAGCTTATACGGCCCTTGTGTCTCCAGGACTGTGGAGCGCATCATAGGAAACATTCTCTTGTTGTCAAATAGCCACTCGAACATCTTGCTGGTCTTAACATAATCCGCCCGAACATTCAAAATAAACCTATTTCCACTTCCGCTCCTAGCATATACAACAACAGCAGTACGTGACGTTTTTGCGGACTTCCTGGAATCGGTAGAAGCTGGATCTGCTGCCTGGACAATATCCATTGCATCCAACATCTCTTGCTTCCACACACCCCCTTCGACCCACTTCACAACACCTTTGTCTGCTTCCCAATCTAACCAACATTCCTTCAGACTTAAGTCCATGAACTCAGAAATTGAGATCTTCCTTCGTTTGTTGCGATACTGAGTCATATATGTCCAATAATCTACTTCTTTAATTTTCTCCAGCACAGGTAGTGACAATCTTTCGGGAAATATAGCTTTTCCATACTCTTCGGCATCCCGATAGTACACATCCCAAATCCCATTCTCTTTCAATTGGAAACCCTCGTCCTCGTCCCAAAAACCGGTAAAACTCCTTATATCCTCGAAAATAAAAGAATAGGCATCTTCTGGATGATACACAGTACCCACAATTAAGATAATCCCCTTTCTGGGGTCGATTAGAAGTGTCCATGTATTGGATTTAAGCCAATGGCGAATGCGTTCCATATCCGCATTAGCCTCTCTTCGTGAATCTAGTTGGGCATCTCCGATAGGGTCATCAATCTTCACCTTATGGCAATGGATTCCTTGCGTGCTCCCCCCCACGGCAAAGATCTTGATCGTTGGTTCCACTCGAAATCTTGACCTATTTGGAACCACAAACTCGTCTATTGTGATGCGCCCCTTCTCCTTCAAACCCTCAACATACTCAGGATACAACCAAGCAAAGAACTCATTCCCATCGAATGTCCTCTGAGTGATCTGTAGAAACTCCTGAGACCTATCAATGATCGCACTACCTAACCCAATTACAATATCTGGATTTCTCAGGATGTCCCAGGTATTTCCTCCATGGGTGAAAATTGAACTCTTGAACACTCCTCGTGGAAGGTATGCGGCTGCCCTCTGACCAGGAGATTGTACCTTCTGGTAAAAGTTGCACATATCCACATGCAAATGATCTGTGAGGTCATTATATGGCCCGTTGTAGCCTGCAATAAACTTCAGAAAGAACCAAAGATTCACAAATCCTGCTTGTCGGATGAGTTCTCGTACCTCTTGATTAGAGGTAGAGAAGTTTCCACTCTCCAGCTCACTCAAAACATGATTGATTAAGAGATCACTGTCAGATCTTTGAAAGAGGGGGGCTTTTGGATGAGGGAGTAGCTCAAGCTTCGTGTTAGATGGATGTCTTCCTTTAGGAATCATCCGAACCTTCCACCTGAAGAGATTTCATTGCCTTCAGTGTTTTTGCCAAATGATCTGGATCCACATTCACAATCATTGTGTTCTGCTGAGGAGTCATACGCTTACCCAGCTCTCCAATAGACTCTAATATGTCTTTGGCAGCTTTCAGCCTCACTTCAACATCCAAATTAACGTCTTCCAAAACTTCAAGATATGTACTCCAGGATAGACTGATTGCTTTCTCTTTGATCTGTGGATCTTTGGGAGATTTGGATAGCTTAGTCACACCAGGTAATTCATCCATTTCAACAAACAACTATATAACATATTTTAGAGATATGCAATATGTTTGTACAAATTGGAGTATACAGAATAGAGAGTGTATGATATACTCTAAAAAGGAGGCAATATGGCAAAATATGGTTTAGTTCGAGATGGAGTTCTAGTGGAGATTGCAAAAACTCCACCAATTATTGGATCTATCTACATTCCTTCAGCAGCCAGAGAAGCTCTACAAATTGGAAAAGTGATAGCTGTCCGAGGTATGAAGGGAATATCCGTTGGGGATCATATTGTGTATAAGAATTATTGTGGTACACCGATGCCAGGCGGAGATCAGATCCTTCTAAAACCTGAGGATGTAGAAGGAAAAATCCAAATTAGTGAGGTAGAGAATGAAGCTGATTGATGACATAAACTCGGATACTTGGATTGTTCTTGGGCCGCACAGATCACTACTCGTACTGCTGGATGGATTGAGGTTCTGCGGAGTAGAAGGAAACTCAATTCATCTGAACTTCCAAAATGGGAATACGATCCGTATTCCCTATGGAGATTCTGATTCAGATAATAAGTTGAGTGCTCAGTGCAAAGCAGATTATTTGCGTATCATCCGTCAGATTGAATCTTGGGAGGACAATCTATGAATTTAACCCCGAAGCAAAAAGAAGTACTTGTATTTGTTACGAACTTTCAGATTGATCATCCGTATCCTCCTACTCTGAGGGAAATTGCGGAATCGTTCGGTATCAGTCCTGCATCTGTGATCGAGCGACTCAACGGGCTGGAGAAGAAGGGATACATCATACGAGATCGGAGGATGAGCCGAGGTATTTGGATAACAGAGAAGGTGGAGGAACTTCAAAATGGGTAGGAGGAAATATCGGCCCGTCCCGCTCTTAGAACGGCCTAAGGAAGAGATCGATGAGATCCTATCCAGAGGCTTAGAGGTTATCCGAGACGAATCTGGGAAATTCTCGAAATGCCCCCGATGTGGATGCAGCAACTCATACTACAGTCTCAAGAAGCATCCCTGGAAGGATGATCAGATTATTGTACGGAGATTCTTTCGATGTACAAAGTGTGGAGTTGGATACACAGTCGTTGGCTTGATGAAGGAGTTAAAAGGATATGAGCGGAAAAATAGAGAAAAAGATTGAGATACTTCCTCACCTGCATGTGGTTATTGAGCATACAGGAGATAGCCGAATTGTATGGATCGAGGGAAAATGGAGTTGGTGGAAACGAGCTTTTGGGTGGCTTATGTGGCACACTGGTTGTAGGGATGTTATGTGTGAAGTAGGTGCGGATGTTGTCGCTCCAAAACTGTTATTTCAGCTTCCTACGGATAAGGAGGTAGTGTTTGTCGGTGGTGGAGTTTTGGATGGTTCTACGGCCTTAGGATTGAGTAAGCGTGTCGATAAGTCTGTTGGAGTGTTTGTAGGTGGATCTGACTCGAATATCAAGATGATGGAATGGAAATATGATAGTAGAGAGTGAGATGGTCTCTGCGGCTTACAACAAGTGGTTGGAAACTCTCTCCGAAGATGAGTTAAAGAATGGCTTCAGATGTCCGTATTGTGGTGGAATGATGGCAAGGATGGCCGTTTGAGATCGGGATATTGGATGGGTTTGCGGCTGGCGATGTTTGTGCACGGATTCGTGGTTGGGTAATTACCCTGATGCCAATTTGATTATTTGGGATGAGGGAGTGTATAAGACATTGACAGAGTTTGGCATGTTGGAGGATGGTGTATGATAGTACATTGTTTAAAAAATTGTACAGCGGATGAGGGGTTGATTCCCCCGCCGCCGCCTCCGGCGTTTCCGATCATAGGTACCATATACCCATCTGGTTATACCTACATACCCATACATACAACAATACCCATACACACAAGTATTTATATCTATTCGGTTATATACCCTACCGTCCATATATCCATTTGTACATATATACAATATTAACCGTCAATCTCTTCAATTGTTCGTACTTTCATTATTCATGCTTTCATTGTTCGTACTTTGATATAGCAAATGTTTTTTATTTGGTTCACGTATCGCATGCGTCCACAAACAACGACAAACATTTAAATCGATAATCTGCAGTATCTATTTAGTCCAGTTAGTGGACAATATATCAATATCAGCAAATATTAAACTTATTTGAGATTATGGATATTAACAGTGTATAAAATACTCGATCGAGTGTACAAAGTACACTAAAAATTGAACTAAAAACCATAATATTATGAAAGTTAGGACAATTTCAGAGCGAAGCTTAATTCTTTATATACAAATAAATAATAATAAATAATATATATAATATAATAGAGAGAGAGAGAGAGAGAGAGAGAGAGATAGGGTACATAAAATA